ATGTCTTCATGGTGATGTACTCCTACTCAAATTCGATTGCTGGTGTGTTCAGGTGCTCAATCAAGCCAAGGCGTTCCAACCGCTCATGGTTGAGACGCTCGCAGTATAAATCTGCTTCGTACTGAGAACTGAATTCCTTGATTTTGGTTTCGCCATTGCGGCCAACAATTTTGAATTTCATTTTTTTATCAATCCTCTCCAGTTGGCTCATTTCTTTAAAATGTTTACTCATTTTTTTCCTCCGCTTTCACGATTTCGCCGGTTTCCTCAACGCTCCAGACACCTAACACCCATGCAAGGGCGAATGTGTTCTGATTGTTAGCGATCCAGTGATACTTCGTCTGGTTTAGGTCATCGAGCGGCGTATCAATGCGACTGACGGCATCTCTCAGGAAACCGAATAATGTGAGCATCAGTTTATATCTCTTTAGATACTCTCCTACCTCTTTAGGAATCACCGGCAGATCATCTGGCAAGGCATTGTCATAGTCTTTCAGATAGGCTTGTTTTTCCTCGTTAGTAAGTTCTTCGCCAAGTCCTTCACCGTCCAAGGCAATGTATGCATCTGCTAGTTCTTCGACTAAGTCCTCGAGCACGTCCCGCTTCGTCTCTGTCATAATTTCCTCCCACAAATTGGGCAATAGTTAATTGCCTTATCCAAAACGACTGATACTTCTCTGAACCGGTTCATTTGTGTGACACACAACTTTGGGTGCTGGTCTTCCGGTGATTTGATTCGTGCCTTCACCCGTCTGTACAGCTTCGTTTTGCGAACAAAATCGAAATATTCTGTCTTGTCTGACATGGCTTTTCCGTAGTGTGCATGTTTTGATTGTGGGTCAACTTCATGGCAATACGGGCAGCTTTTCTGCTTTTCGGTTTCATCTGGCAACGTGTTGACGTCCCGCTTCGTCTCATTGCTCATCGTCAGTCACCTCCAACTGTTCCTTGTTGTAATCGATGATGCGTTTATAGTTGTTGTTCGCCTGCCATGCGCAATCATACAGGCCACACAGATCAAGTTTGTTGATCGCATTGTTCGCGGCATCGATGGCCTTTTGCGCAGCGTCTATGTCGGCTTTATTCGTCATCGCTATCACACCAGACTTTCTCGCAGTCGCCCAGTCCGTAGTGCTCAATCTCGGCGTCAGTGAAACATTTCTTGTCGGTAATGCCTTCTAGGTAGTAAGAGTCACCCGCGTTGCAATATTCATCGTCAACCTTATAGAAATAGCTATCGTCCGTATGTGGCACCTTGACGTTGTACTTCTTCTTCTCCTTTGCCACGGTGTAGCCGTTTATTAGTGCACTTTTAAGACGAGTAACATCATCGGAACTTCTACCCCGAAACAATAAGCTAATATTGTTTAAAAATGCTTCTTGCAAATTAGTCCACAGGCAGTTCTTCACTAATTTTGCTTCTTCTGGGCTGACGACTACCTTTTCAGGATCCTCAATCAAAGTGACAACGTGACCACCATGCTCATTTGCAGTATACGTGGCTAAGTTTCTTCCGCTAGTAGTAGGGCACCGTGTTGCAGCTAAGCTCCAGAAAATATCATTGTCTGAAAAGTCCCAGTATTTACCTTCATCGTTCTTTACCGCGTACAGTTTTTCTTCGCTCATTTTTCGTCCTCTTTCCCGTAAATGAAATGCAGAATGTGTAGTGCGTATGCAATGGCTTCCGGCCCGTTTCCTATCACAGTAGCTCGGTAGAAAGCTTTTGCTCGTTCATAGGATATTGGCTCATTGGTCTTACTGATGGGAACGAGCTTGTAGTCTCGCCCATTAAGCATGACGCCTACAACCTTGCCAGTCTTTTTGCTGACGTAGATGTCATCGAACGTGTCGTCTCCTGTTTTCATCGGTCGGCCTCCTACTGTGCGTTTGCTGACTTCACAGCCTGATCGGAATAGTCCTTGATGCTCTGTGCGTCTTTGATGGCCTGTGATAAGTCATTGTTTGCCTGTTTGGCGGCTTCTAACTGTGATGTAAGGTCATTGATTTTCTGTTGCTTAGCATCGACCTCAGCCTGTTTCTGTGCGACTGCTTGCTGGCCTTCAACGATCTTTTGCTGAATCTGGGCATCTTTGCTTGCCATGCCGTTGTCGTATTGCTGTTTTAGGGCCGCATACTGTGCCTGCGCGTCAGACAACTGATGTTTCAAATCGGACAAGCTAGATTGTGAAGCGTTGATCTTAGCCGTCAGCTTGTCGATATTGTTTTGGGTCTCAACAATGTTCTGGTGACCTTGCCAAACATTGTCGGCAATTGTGGTTGCACCGGCCCCAAACATAAGTCCTGCTAAAACAGTTACTGTAAATGTCAATTTTTTATTCATGATTTTTTCTCCTTAATCGATCTCTTCGACTTCAACTCTCGGGTTAGCTTTGTCAATAAAGAACCGATCTCGCAGTTCTACAATGTGATCCCAGTTATCATTTTCTAAAAATTCAGCCTTTTGCATGCCGTCGAAGATAAACTTGTGCTGAAACGCGATGTTGTCCGGGTCTGTTCGCTTGTCATACCAGTACCAGTCGAAACTTAGAGGTTTCCCCCATTGAAATTTCACGCCCTGATTCATCGCTCTTCTCACAGCCAACATTACTGTTTCCGTTGCTTGTTTCTTGACTTTTGCTCCGCCGAACATGTTGCCTCGTTCAACCTTGATGTACTGGTTAAGAGTCATGAGGGGCAATGGAATAATAATCCTGTTCACGCTGGCTTCACGTCCTTCAGATAGTATTGACGTTGCTTGCCATCAACCATCTCAACCGTTGTGATTAGCTCTTTGGGTGCCTTGCCATCAAAAGCAACTGGCTTGTTGATGTCTTGACTTGCACCTCTGGCGTTGTATCGCTCGATTCTGATGATTCGTGCCACACCGCCGAGATCACGCACGCCCATGAATACTCGATCAGGCACCACAACCAGATCACCGACGTTCACTGTTGATTTAATTGCTTGCATTTAGAATGCCTCCTGTTTAATGCTCGGTTTCATTGAAAAATCTAGTGTTGCGAAATGCTTAGCTAGCCACAATAAACGCAGCAAGCTCCCCGATACGCCACCGTCAGCACAGATACTCTCTGACGCTTTGCAAATCATGCGCGTATCAGCGTGAATAACAGCGCCTAAAAGTACGATAATGTCTTGCCACTGTGCTTCGGTAACGTCTAGGTAGCCTTGATCATAATCGCTTTCAATGTCAGCTATCGTTTGATTCAAGGACGCTTCGTAGGCCCGCAAATGCTTGTCCAAATGCTGCAAAGCTCTATTTGTCATTTCTTCGGCTGTCACGATCTTTTCCCCCTTACGTCCGTTAACTTTTCAAAATTTAATGTGCAGTCTTTTGATTTTGGAATAATTCGGCTGATGAGTTTGCTGTTGTACATGTGCTCAAGCTCGCTCATCTCGTTGTTCGTTGTGATAATTGTTGATAGACGAGGACTGTTGCTCTCAAAATCAAGACGGGCATTCGCAACACGATACATCAGCTCTTGCATGTCGCGTCTAACCGGCTTGATGTCGAGCTTCATACCGCCTTCTGTCCCGAAGTCGTCCAACAACAGCACGTCAGCCTCTTTCATTGCGCGCTCAATGCCTACTAAACGCTGGCGAACGTCTGGTGCATCGTATTGCAAGCCCATCAGGTTACTCAGCTCTGCTGTTGAAATAAACAGCCCTGACTGGCCTTCATCTCGTAGACTCGTCAGCATCGCCAAAGCAAGTGATGTCTTTCCTGTTCCACGAGGGCCAAATAAAATCACGTTTTCAGGCGTTTCTTGCATTTGTTTTGCCAACTTGTATGCCCTATTTCCCAGATCTCTTGATTTCTGCAAATCCGTCTGCATTTCAGGCTGCCATTTTTCGAACGTAAACTTAGCCGGAACGTTTCCGGGGAAGACTGAGTAGCGATAAATTGCACGTGCCTTTTTACGGTTCAATGCGGCCATAGAGCGTTCGTGGAAGCGGTGTTCGATCTCGGCCTGAGTTGGCAGCGTATTAACGTCAATTCCACGCTTCTCAATGATTTTTTGCACGTCCGCATGTGTGAATAAGCCTTTAGTCGACTCCATATCCCCAGTTCTCCTTTTTTGGTTCGGTGTGCGGCGTTCGGTTTGACTGGCGTTCACTATCGTTTGCTTCGACAGCAGCAACCGTGAGAAGACGCTTGCTCTCCCAGTTTTTCAAGATGCCATTGACGTACTTGTAGTTTCTGACAT